AAACCGGGAATAGAAAACGCAGGGCCACTAGGAGGGGCACCAGTCAAACCACGACCGAGCCCAATACCAACACGCGCCGCATCAAGAGCGGCGCCCCACAACGGGCGCACATACGGCGCCGCCTTACCAAACCACGTCCGGTCAGCATTACGCTGATTAATCAAACCCGGAAGCTGAGTCCACAAAGTACGGGCGTTCACATTATTCATCTCTGCCCGCGTATCCACTTCCAACGCCTGATGCCTAGCCAAATCCGCCTGAGCGCCCTTAGCGGCGGTATCCGCCTGAACATTCCTAACCTGCTCGTCCAACAAACTCAACTCCCGCTTAAGACGCATACCCTGCCGCGCAGTAGAAATAGCGGGAGTAACAACATCCTCACCACCAAACGACGCACCAGTAGGCGTACTAGCACCACCTTGCATAAAAGCCAACATAGGATTAATACCCGCCTTACGCATATCCTTAACACCGCGTTGCCACGCGGTCGACGACATACGCTCCTGAAAACGCATCTGCTCACGCGTAGAGGCGGCACTGGTGGCCTGAGAAATCAGGCCACCACCCAAAGACAACAAACTAGGCACGGTATTCAAAGCCGCGCCGAGGGTCGACATACCCTCATTCACAATATCCGGAATAGCCATACTAGAGCCTATCCATCTGGCCGGGAATACTACGAACCGGCAACGGACGAACCGCCTTAAAGTCAAAATAACTATCGAGCAGAAACTGAGGTTCCGTCTGAACCGCAATAACACGCGTAATCGGCGGCGTATCCTGAATAAACGTAGAACTAAGCACCGGACGCGTCGTAAACTTCTGCGCCAAATGCCAAATATCGAGCGTACCCGTCGCCTGAGAACGGAACAACCCCGTAATCTTCGACAACTGCGACCGATACTCCGCGTAACGCTCCTGATAACCAAACACCGACGTATCATTAGCAGGAGTCCCTTCATAATAAATCTCCTGCCCAAGCACCGCTTGTTCACCAAGCCCCGCAAACTGCGGGATAAAAGTATCATACTTAGTCCGACGCGTCCATTGACGTTCCAGAACCATTTGATACGACAAATCAGCCGTCACCGACAGCAAACACAAAACCACACCGTGTTCCGTAAAAGACTTATGGAACCCGTGACCACCAACCGACGCAGTACCCATACCCGCAAGATTACCTTGCGGAGTATTGGGAGAAACGGTAGGCGCCTGCTGAGGAATAGGCGACACATTAACAGGCGACCTACCACCACCAAGAAACTCCGGACGCTGCAAACGAGCGTCGGGAGAAATAACATCAAACACACCACGCACCCACTCCGTATAGCGCGTACCAGACCGCGCCTCACGCTCAAGTAACCGCTGAATCTGAACCGCCTGCCGCAACTGATTAATAGTACCCAGCGCGTCCGTCTGAACAACAAGACCGGTATTGTCCCACAACATCTGCGTATTCAAAGACCAAGTACCAGTACCACCGCCGCTCGCAACCGGCGACGGCTCAACCGCAGTAGTAGACTTCAACTGCTTACCAAAAATAGAACCCGACGTATTACGAAACGTCGGCCCTGCCACACCCTGATTGGCAGAAACCACGTTGGCACCCAACGACGAAACGGGAATCCGCATCGACGTAGCACCACGCTGAGGCGCCGGCAACGACGTAGTAAAATAGTCCCCGCGCTTACCGCGACGGAGTAACGTAAACATCGAAATGTTATCCGGCCCATCACCAACAGGCACCGGAACGCTAGACTGCAAATTCTGGTCGCGGTACCACTCGTTCCAAATCAGATTATACGCACGAAACGGCAACGAATTCACCGCCACCACCGGATTAGTAGTCAGCGCCGGAATAGGAAGACCAAAATAATCCGACAGCGACCCCGTCTGAACAGTATGCGGGTCAACCTGCGGAATCAAATAATCGACCGAATCACCCGGATTGGCCTGAGCGCCAAAAAACTTCTGCGAATTATCCCAGACCAAGCGCCACGGCACAAACCAAAAATGCGTCGTGACATACATATTGTCCATCACCGGCTTAATAGGCGTAGCCAAACGCAGAAACGCCGCCAACTTCACATTAAACGTATCGCCGGGCAGAACCTCCACATTCATAATCGGAATCAAATAACCCGAATCCAACGTCGTTTTATACCCAAACGACAAATCAAACCGCGAGCGCTGAATCAACGCCTGAGGGACAGAATTATAATTATTGTCCCTATTCATAGTCGACTTCACGATTCACTCTCCGCGATATAGGAATCACCAGAACCAAGCAACTCAAACGGCGTAACCGAGGTCACAATACCCTTCTCAATATCAAAATCACCGATAACATACAGCGTGAAATCCTTCGGATACTTACCAATCTCAGTACGCTTGTCATTCACAGCTTCACCAAACAACCGACGGGCAAGCCCAACCGTCGGAACAGAAAACGGCGGCAGAAACGTCTCCGCCTTACCATCACGAATACCGCAAATCAGATGCTTCATTCCAAATGCCTCCCAGATGAAAGAGAAAGACGAGAATTACGAACGGTAGCCTTAACAGCAACACGCGACAACTTCAACTCTGACAACTGGCGCGAATCCATACGCGCTTGACGCACCTTCTCCATCTGCCCCGGCTCCAACAACTCGAAAGCATTATCATAAAAGCGTGGAGGCTTACAACTCTTATCTCGCACAACAACCTCATCCGACGGAAACACATCCTTATAAAACCGCTTAAACCACTCCCCGGCAATGCCGGGACGACGCGACATAGTAACATACTCACTCTGCCGCCAAACAGAAAACGGGCCACACACCTTTCCGAGCAATTTCTTCAAGATATAACGAGCGACATAAGCCGCACTCTCGAAAGTCACAGAACCTATTTCCGCACGACCAATTAAACGCCCGTCTTTTATCACTCCACAAACGCTCTAAGGAAGCACTACGCCACACCGGAAACTGATTCCGCTTGCCCAAGAAATATTTATCCGGAAAATCAAATCCAAAAAGTATAGCGTGATAATGAGGGCGACCATATTGTTCTCCATACTCTCCACAATGAAAAAAACGTATCCGGACAGCCGGATACGCCTTACGGAGACGCTTCATAAACAACTGAAAATCACGCTTAACCAACGAAGCATTTTTAGGCAAATGCTCGTTATCATACGTCAATGTAATAAAGCAATTATCTTGATGCAACGACGCCTCGTGCATCATACGCACAGCCCATTGACGCGAACGCTCCAAACGACAGCCGATGCAACGACCGCACGGCAAAACAAACTGCTTAAAACCAATCTCAGAACGAAAACCAACAAGCTCGGCATCAGCAATAGCGTGGCCGAGAATACGCACTTTAGGGCGACCATTATCGCCCACAACATCCCACGACCGAATAGCGGTCAGAGGAAAATCACAGGCCATATACTAAAACCTGTAGCCGCCGCGCATAGGCGCAGGGGCAAAATTAGCGGGATGAACCCGCACAGCTCCCTTGCGAAACGACTTACGACTAGAACGCTTAGACATAGAATGACCAGACATATACAACTCCGTAGAAAAGGAAGGTTAGTACGACAAAAACTGAGGCTCTCCACAAGGGGGTACGCACACACGAAAGCGCGCGCGCGCAACCCATACTGAAACGCCAATCTGTTACAAACTAACCATTGACACAACCAAACGAATAGATTAAATTAGACTCACGATACAACAACGTATCGAAACCAACCGCAAGGAGCAAAAAATGAGCGCCACTTCCGCACAGCTCGACAAGGCCATTTCACAGCTCAACACCAAGCTCGCACGGCAGCTTGAAGCTGTCAAGGGCACTGAGGCGCACATCGAGGCGTTGAAGTCCCTTCAGGCCATGAACGCCAAGGGGGCCAAGTAGGCCCCCAAACCCCCGACTGACACAAGGTGTCAGTCCACACACTTACAACAAGGATTAAGTGTGTGAGAGCCCCCCTAGCCACCAGAGCTAGGGGGGCTCCTTGACGCCCAGGACTCACGATCTAAGCCGGCGTCACCGGCGGCTCCACCTGGGCAACCTGATCGGCAGGAGGGTCGACAAACAGACCCAACTGGCGAGCGTCTTCCCGATGCTCTTCAGCAGTAATACCTGCCGCAAAAACCAACGCATCATTACGATACCGCTCCCGCATATCAGCCGGCAAACTCTCGAAATACGACTGCAAATGAGCCGCAGTCTGCAACGAATCCTCGAGAGACGCAATCACCGTCGCGTCTTCAAACTCAGGGGGCAACGTCGGCAACTCCATACGCCCCCCCATCAACTGCCGGACGATATTGTTAATATCACACTCGTCCTTAAAACTCTGCTTAGCCATATTCTCCTCAGGCAAACACTCAATCACAGGGTCAATACGCTTAGCCACACTCACCTCCGGAAACCGGGAATAGAAAACGCAGGGCCACT